ACCAGTTCAATAAATATCGATATGAAGATATCTAAAATACCTGGACTCGGCCGATTTGGTGTGTTTATCGACGATGTCGACTTTAATACAATCACCAACGAAGAATGGATGGAGATCGGAAAGATCCATCTGCAAAGTCTAGTGACTATCCTTCGAAACACTAATCTAACATTAAACAATTACGATAAAATGATATACAAGTGGGGCAGTGCTCGTGCATTGAGCAAGGCACACTTGATGAAAAAGTATCCCCAAGGTTGGGATTGGATGTGGCAGTGTGTCACTAACAATGACGATGCCATGGACATAGATGACCGTCGTTGGCTGACAACTGTTGACGGATTAGGCCAACGTACAGAGATAGGTCGTGTACAGCGTGTAAGTGGACGCAAAGACGAAAATGGAAACCCCATGGGCATGTTTGCCGAAGGTGATTTACTTTGGCACAGCAACGAAAGCGGACAGATACATCATACACCTGCGGTAAGTTTATTGGCTGCAGAAAATGTCATAGGCTCTAGCACAGGATTCATTACTACAACTGACTATTATGAAAGTGTTAGTAATGCGTTTCGCAGTGAACTAGACGAAATGATTATCGTACACCGTTTTAGTCCAGGAAAGATTAATCCTGGATTACCTGCAGAACAAGACTTTCTAATGCACAGCAATATGTGTCCTGAAGAGGACAGCGAAATACCGTTGGTCATACAAAGTCCTGGCGGTATTCGAGGCCTGCATTACAGCATTAATACTGTGAGCCAAATCAAAGGAATGAGCATAGAAGACAGCCGTAAGATTTTTGATATGATCGACAAGGAACTGTTTGTTGACAAATACATCTATGACCATTGGTACCAAAGTAACAATGACCTATGTTTGTTTGATAACTCAATTACTCTGCATCGCAGACAAGGTGATATCAAAAATAGATTGTGCTATCGTATCCAATACGACTACACACATCTACAAAATGGCGCTCACCAGCCTTACTTCCAGCCAACGTATCAAGAACTCTATCGACAGAGAATTACAGAGGCTGTTTCCGCACTCGGAATAAAAGACTTTAAATTGCCATAAACGTTGACTTCCTAGTATAAGATGTTATACTAGTAAGGAGTCAGCGGCAAGGGATCAATGGCATTTGAGTTAACCGAATGGATTTAGTTAAGTTTGGAACGTTTAACTAGATGAAGTTATAAACTTCTAGACTCCGTACAACAAAGACTGAATACTTTACAGAGTGCTAGGTTGAGTATAAAGTGCCACATGTTAGGCTGGACTAAAACGGCGACACTGTAATGTCGGATGGCCCTATAATGTAAAACCACACCGTTGTCGATCCCTTGCTGTCATACTCTGTTCGATACTATTGTTTTTTTCTATTATCGACATAAAAAAATATTTAGGAAAAACCTATTGACCTAGCGGTTTAATAGGATATATAACATACACATGCAACACAATGTTGTAGTAGTTTTCAACACACACAAGGAGAAGATATGAAAACAGTCGGTGATAAATTAGCCCCATTCGCAGTCACAGGCGTTAAGCCGGGACAACCAGAAGATGCTTTCTATTCTATTACAGAAAATAGTTTCGAAGGCAAATGGAAAGTGATTGTATACTATCCAAAAGACTTTACATTCGTTTGCCCTACAGAAATTGTAGCCTACGACAAACTAGCCAGTGACTTTGCAGATCGTGACGCAGTATTACTCACAGGTAGCACAGACAATGAGTTCTGTAAAGTAGCATGGCAAAAGAGTCATGATGACCTACGCAAGATCACACATCACCAGTTCGCTGACACACAGCGCGGCGAGTTGTCATTGATTGAACAACTTGGTGTATTCTATGCTCCAGCAGGTGCCGCACTTCGCGCAACATTCATTGTTGATCCAGACAACGTTATCCAGCACGTTACTGTCAACAACTTGAACGTTGGTCGTAGCCCAGAAGAAACATTGCGTGTATTAGACGCATTGCAAACTGGCGAACTATGTGCATGTAACCGTACCGTTGGCGGCGAAACACTTTAATGGAAACTAGGACAAGGACATTAGTCAAAACTGTTATATATAGGATTTGGGTTATATGCTCAACCTATGTAATGTTACTGGTAACAGGACAAAGTATGACAGATGCCCTTGTTCCTACAATCGTTATTAACTGTGTCTGGATGACATCATACTATTTGTACGATAGACTTTGGGCACATATTACTTGGGGAAGAAAATGATAGATTGTATGATTATTGGCGATAGTATTGCCGTAGGTACAGCAATGGCTCGCCCAGAATGTGTAAGTTATAGTAAAGGTGGTTGGAATAGTTGGCAGTGGAATAAAGACTATTTGGCAAAAGCATCTAGTCAATCTGCCAAAACAGTTATTATCAGCCTAGGTGCCAATGACCACAAAGGTGTAAAGACTGAAGCGGAACTTCGTAAAATGCGAGAAGCCATTAAAGGCGATCGAGTATTTTGGATTGACCCTGGACAAGATCGTAAACCTGTGCCACACGATGCAATCGTTCGCATTGCCAAGGAATACGGCGATACAATTTTGCCCAGACCAAAGAATCATATGAGTACCGACGGAGTTCATCCCACAGGTCGAGGTTATAAGATTTTAGGAGATCAAACACGATGAGTTTTATTGAATCAGTAAAAGGTGCTTTGCCAGACTATGCCAAAGACACCAAGTTAAATCTCGATGCTGTATTGCTTCGTAGTACATTAGATGCAGATGTGGCCATGGGTTGTGCTGTGGCCGCACTGGCTGCAACCGGTAACGGTAAGTTATTGGGTGTTATGTTGGCAGATGCTCCAGTACACGCAGAGTCAGCAATGACTGCCGCAAGTATTATGGCGCAGAACAATGTGTGGTATCCATATGTTGAGATGGCAGAAGATCCAGCACTAAAAGGATTGCCAGCACAGTTACGCATGAATGCTATTGCCAGTCATGGCGGAACTACCAAGGCAAATTTTGAAGCGTTCAGTCTTGCTGCCAGTATTGTTGGTAAATGTCACTTCTGTGTGAAGGCACATTACGACACGTTAAAGACAGAAGGCTACACTGTGGAACAACTTCGTGACATTGGTCGTATTGCCAGTGTAATGAATAGTGTTGCTAAGGTTTTGAATAGTTAATTTTACGATAGTACTTTAATGATTTTCACTATGTACTTTAGGTGGTTTTCCTGTTAATATGCTTATAAGTACTAATGCAACAACGGTACTTAATTTTGTTAACAAAGGAGAACTACTATGTGGACTACACCATCAGCAACAGATATGCGCTTTGGTCATAAATAGTAATATGCTAACATTTATCACAGACTTAACCAGCCCATTACTAGAATTTATCAAGGACGACCCAGTTCGACCGGATATTCCTGTTGAATTCCGTGTAAGCGGCAATAGATTTGTTAGCAGTATTGTTGATGACGAAAACAACACACCAAAGGCAATAGTATGTGTAAGTTTACAAGATGTTATACCAACGTCTGTAGATGAGTTAATGTCAGCAGTATCCGCACCCACTGCGGCAATTTTCTATACTATTTGGAGTTATGCACCAGGAGCAGGCGCAGAGTTGTTAAGGCGAACAGTTTCTGAAATTCAAGAACAGTTTCCTAGTATAGAACGATTCGTCACCCTTAGTCCAAAAACAGAAATGGCACGCCGTTTTCATTTAAAGAATGGTGCTGAGATTTTTAGGGAAAACGACAGTACAGTCAATTATGAGTACCATCCTTTGGTTCCGCAGCAAATTGGCAACGCTCCCGGCTAAGGTACCTTAGCATTGGGGAAGGGACTAGGCTATAGCGCCGTCTTTGGAGGTTCGAATCCTCCCGGTCACACCAAATCATTAATCTCGCTGTAGTTCAATGGATAGAATAGGACACTCCTAACGTCTAGATACAGGTTCGATTCCTGTTGGCGAGGCCATGTTGTATTTTTACAACATTGAATTGACAATTCGGTGCGACAATGCTATAATAAACAAAATAGGAAAAAAGATTTAGATGAGATTTAATGTAAAATGGAAAGGTCAAAGTGGTATAGAAAAATCGTTAGATTTTCCAACACTTGACACTGCAATGACTTTTAGTAAAACCTTGGGTATAGTTGTGACTATATCAAATGGTGACTTTGAAGTCGTAGGAAAATTTGGAGTAGACAGTATTAAGAACGGAAAATGTCCGGATGGTACTGTCTACGATTGGAACAAAGCATCGCGCATAGGTGCAACACGGAGACGATAATGCCATGGATTGAAAATGTAGCGGCTGATGATATCCCAAAAAGATTTCATCACGAAGCCGGTGAGAATTCGATGCTGATCAGCATTGTTGATCCAGCAAGTTGGAGACCGACTCCTGCACACAAGTTCAAAGAAATTCATAACTTTGAATTTTTGGACATCGAGGAAAAGGACTTTGCCCTAGACGAAGCCATGCGGTGTAGTCAAGAGCAGGCCAACGAACTTGTTCGATTGTTACAACGTGCTTTGGAGAATCGTATGAACGTGGTTGTGCATTGCTATGCAGGTATCTGCCGTAGTGGTGCAGTATGCGAAGTCGGTGTTATGTTGGGCTTCCAGGATACTGGTCGCTTTCGTAGTCCCAACTTGCTGGTCAAGCATCGCATGATGAAGGCGTTAGGCTGGACTTATGATGCGGATGAAAAGCCAGTGCCTTTGGCAGGTGATGAGTATATACGTCAAGGAGACATTTAATGTATCTATGTAGAGAAGAAGTTGTTAAGATTCTAGAAACCATGGACAAGTTCCCAGAGGCCACTAGTTTTGAGTTGATACAAGACAATATTGGCGCTGTTGGTAGCGTTACGAGTCTAATAGTCTATGCCAAAATTAATGGACTAGATGGTGAGTTCAAGACTGAAATTTCAGGTGTGGAGAATTGGTAATGCCAAAATGCTATCAACTAATTGGAGTTCCGGCCTCTGGTAAGAGTACCTGGGTTGATGCTCAAGATTGGGCCAACGAGTGTGTGTACGTTTCCACAGACAAGTATGTAGAAATGCATGCCAAACATCAAGGCAAGACTTACAGTGAAGTTTTTAAAGAATTTATGCCAGAGGCAGTAAATTTAATGTGCCAAGATGTTATCGTTGCTCGAGAACAAGGCAAAGATATAATCTGGGATCAAACTTCAACAACTTGGACCAGTCGTCGACGTAAGTTCAATATGTTGCCTGGCTATGAGCATATTGCTGTGGTGTTCCAAACCCCTGATGAAGAAGAACATCAGCGTAGACTAAAGACTCGTCCGGGAAAAGTTATACCTGAAGACGTGTTGTTTGACATGGTTTGGAATTTTGAAATGCCCACAGAGGATGAAGGCTTTAAAGAAATTTGGTACGCTAGTTAACTGTTGTATTAATACAACATTTCGGCCCTGTTGATCCTGATTGACAGGGCTTCTTTTTGGTGTTATAATACATACATAGAGATAGAAAGTACCCTATGGAATTCCTAGTTGAAAGTCGCAATGCCAAAAAGCGTAAATTTGTCGAAGCAATACTACCTAGCATTGTTAGCCAATTGGGATTAACTTCAAGTCGTAAGGCGGTAGTTGTTCGAATTGCCAATGAATGCGAAGGAATGGGAATGACCGTTCCTGTAGATATTTTGGACAGTTACGTTGTTGTGATTAGTCCAACATTGAAACTCAAAGAACTGGGCCTAACACTAGCACACGAAATGGTTCATGTGCGACAAATGGCAAAAGGATTTTTGAAAACCAAAAATGGTTACAACTATTGGTGTGGAAAAAAGTACAGCAAGCGAACTAAGTATTTGGACCAGCCTTGGGAACAAGATGCGTTTGCAAGGCAGGAAATTATTTTTAGGAAAGCAATTGAAGAATGACAACATGGGTAACTAGCGACTTGCACTTTGGACATGCGAACATAATGAAGTTCTGTCCGGATGCTCGAGCACGTTTTAAAAACGACCTAGACTATATGAACGAAATGATGGTCAAGGAATGGAACGAACTAATTGAACCAGAAGACACTGTATATATTCTAGGTGATGTTGCATTTTTGCCTGCACAAAAGGCCACTGAGTACATGCACCGTTGTAATGGTACAAAGATTTTGATTGAAGGTAATCACGATAGAAAATTGTTGAATGATCCGTCATTTCGCAGGTGCTTTGCAGAAGTGCATCAATACTTGCGTTTGAATTACGAAGGCACTTTGGTATGTATGTTTCACTATCCTATTGCAGAATGGGATCAAATGCACAGGGGATCTGTACACTTGCATGGACACCTACATGGCGGTGTAAGTGGAATGGAAGATTATCGATGCAGAGATATGGGCATGGATGCTTTAGGACGAATTGCAGTAACAATGGAAGATGCTATTAGAGATGCAATGACTGGAAAAATCAAAGGACATCATTAAGGAGTAAGATATGACAATAGTAGATAGGGCTCGAGTTTTTGCAACAGCGGCACACGCGGCTGTAGGACAAGTTCGTAAGTACACCTTCGAACCCTACATCGTCCATCCTGCTGAAGTTGTCAGCATCGTTAAGAGTGTTCCGCACACTGATGTTATGTTGGCCGCGGCATGGTTACATGATGTAGTGGAAGATACTGGCGTAACCATCGAAACAATCCGTGCTGAGTTTGGTGTAGAGGTTGCAGAGTTAGTTGGATGGTTAACTGATGTTAGTCGTCCGGAGCACGGTAACAGAGCACACCGCAAGGCATTAGACAGAGCGCACTCTGCGGCTGCTCCTGCCGAAGCGCAAACAGTAAAGTTAGCAGACTTAATCTCTAACACTCGTAGTATCATAGCACACGATGTATCGTTCGCCAAGACTTACTTAGAAGAAAAGAGATTATTGTTAGAAGTTATGACCAAGGGCGATGCTACATTAATGGCCGTAGCCCGTAAAAATGTTGGAGAATGATATGAAAAATCGTTATGGAGATGAATACACGTTTGAAAAGGTAGATGAAAAAACCTACACCATTGTGGGCGATCTTAAATACTGGCGTTACGGCGGCCGTAAAGGTCAAGAACAAATGGATCTCACTGATCTAGGGTTCGTTGATCCCAGCGGCGGTCCGTATATTGGACTAGGCACGAATATCGAAGGACGAAAAGTTAATCGAATTCGTGCTCTAGGAGAACAATTATTTTTCGAAGTGGAATAATGGACACAGTCAAAGAAGAATGCAATGCATTGTTAACGGCTATGATTGGCAAGCCAGAGTTAGTGGAGCAATGGTGGTCCACTAAAAACAAAGGGTTTGATATGGCATGTCCTAAAGATGTAGAATTAACAACAGTATTAGATTACCTAAGATTACATGCATACGGAGGATGGTGATGGAAGACGAATCGCACTTGCCAGTAAGTGAACAAAGTCTTGTGTATCGTTTACGCAAGCGAGCAGAAATTCGAAGGCAGATTCAAGACCGTAAGTCAGTGCAGGAGGGTCGTGCAGACCGTATTGCCGATTTACTGGAAGAGGCTGCTGACGAAATTATTAGATTAAAAGTTGGTACATCCGCTTAGGTATAGAGGCTAGATGTTGTTGATTGTGTTGAAGAATTGACATCATGGATTCTATATCTAAGTGTTCTTTTTCCAATATTTCTTTGACAACAAACATTGCCTTTTCAAATCGTTTAGTAGGATCTAACTCAAGATCATAACTTTCGTCCCAGAATTTATTAAATGTTTTAAATCCCAAATCCTTTAACAGTTGTAAAGTGCCTTGGGGTGCTAACAAAACAAAAGGTCTACCACTGATAATAGCCCTTAGTGTTTTCTCACTGAAGTTTGGCATACTAGAATGAAATTTACTTTCTGTTACTAAACTACAAAAACAATTCTGCGTAATTGCAATTAATTTATCGCTGGCTTGTTTGCTAGTATAGTCAACATCAACAGGTGTTTGATAATTGGTTATACGTCCTTGGCCGTGTAATATCGAAAGTCCTGTTTTAATATTCAGTCTATAATCTAACTTATCTATATCTATTAAACTATTCTCAACTGTGGGCAGACTATAGTGTTGTGTTAAAGAAATATCATTAATGTAGTTTGATAAAAATGCACTGGCTAGGTATCTATAATCAGTATACCGTCTATTTAGACAACAAATCTTTTTAGAAAAGTATGGATGTATATTAGGAAGTGTAGACAATGACCGAATAGAATCTACAACATACCAGTCAAAGTATTTGGTGAAATTATTTTTTTCACAATGATATATTGTATATTTTAGATTAAAATACTTTGAAATTTGTTTTATTAAATCTAATTCAGGAGAATTTGTATCTGTTGTAAACAAATCTTCTATAAAAAAATGTAGGTGATTTTTATCTACAATTTGATTAATGTTGTTTAGTATCTTGTGATGAATCTTTTTATTGTGGACTGTGCCTGCTCTAATAACAACTACAACATCAGTGGGTTCAAAACAAAATAAACTTTTAATAGATATAAACGGTTCAGACAACGAGGCTTTTGATACGTTATCGATATCGATTTGAATAATAGTATTTTGGTAAAGAATATCAACAACAGCCATACCCATATTTATAAACCAAATGTCGTTGACTTTTATCTGTAGAGGCGTTACAATGTTAGTATTCATTACTAAAGAAAGAACTTATGGCACAACATCTAATGGTGGACTTAGAAACACTGGATACAAAAACTTCTGCAACAATCTTAACTTTGGGTGCAGTAAGGTTCGACCCGTTTGGTAATACTCCTATGAAGGAACTTTATCTACGTGTGGACATCGACAGTCAAGATAAACTAGGATGTACTGTCAGCGACGACACACTTAAATGGTGGAATCAACAAGATACCAGCATCATGGAAGAAGCCTTTGATCCACGCAATCGTGTTCCTATCCACGAAGTTATCAATCAGTTTCACGCATTGGCTTGGGGTTGTCAACAGTTTTGGAGTCACGGTGCTACTTTTGACTTGATGATTTTACAAAGTATCTACGACAAACTGGGCCGTACGTATCCTTGGAACTTCTGGGAAATGCGAGATACACGCACACTGTTTGATCTCGCAGATGCAGACATGCCCATAGATTCAAAACACAATGCATTAGAGGACGCCAAGCGTCAAGCAATAGGAGTAAGAAATGTCTTCAGAAAACTCGGATATCAAGGACGACGGTAAAATTTCCAAAAGTCCAGATCGTCATACCTTTCAAAAAGAAGGGTATGTGAAACGTCAGGAAGAAACAGGCAAGCCTTTAAACGAAGATTACCTTGACCTGTTTGATAAAATTCTAGACGATCACAATCGTAAGTTTGACAATGAGGCAAGTCGCCTAAACAACATGGAATACGACTTGCTGACTACAGATTGGATTTTGGCAAAAGTTCGTGCCAGTGAATCTTATGCACAGAATCTTTATGCGGCCATGTGCAATATGCGTTTTGTGCGTAAAGAATTAGTTCCATATCTACGTCAAGATCCCGACAAGGACCTTTGGAGTGCTAGTTGGAGATACGCTGGCGGCATTGTGGCAGATATGCGTCAACAAGGTGACTACATTGATTGGTACTGTAGTGGCATGGGAGGCCTGGCCACCTACGATGTAGAAGAAGGTGAACAGTACATGTCTCGAAAGAAATATGTACCTGAAAGCGTAATTACAGAAGAAATAGAAGCAGACTTACTGAAGTTAGGCTGAACCGTTATTTCTAGGTCTAGGAACTGCTGTTTTTCGAACCAATACAGATACTAATATTTTAGAAGGTGAAACTGCCGATCTTAGAGTAGGTCAACTTGTAAAGTTTACCACCGAAGGAAATAATTTTATTTTCGGTGGTGTTGTGGCCAACACTGTTTATTACATTAAAGAAATCGTTAATTCTAATGAATTTAAAATTTCATCGACTCTCAACGGAGTTGAATTAGAATTAAACAATGGTCAAGGGTTCATGTTGGTGCGCCCAATACAAAGAGAACAAAGTGCAGAGTCATTGAGAAAAGTAGACTCTATGCTGAAAGAAATATATACTTCAGGTTTCTCAGAAGACAATGTGGGTATACTGTCAGTGGCAGAGGATACCAGTCCTAGTTTGGGCGGAAATTTGAATTTAAATTCCAATGAAATTTCTGGAACAGGTGCTAACAACATTACCGGCACTATCAATGCCACAGTTATTTCTGGAGGCATAAGAGGTACAGTGGCAGGAAGTTTAACAGGACCGGTGGACGGTCAAGGTACTAGAATTGGAAACCCATCAATTGACGGTTTAGAATTTGAGTTAGGAAATCCTCAAGGTGGTCAAGTTATCTCCTGGGATGCACCGAATGA